CAGCCATAAAGTGTAAAGGAGTTAAAGACATGGGTTATATATCACCTGTGTTAGAATTTAATCCCGATATACCTGATATTGACTTCCATATGGACTTGAATGTTCCTTACCAAGACTTAACATATGAACATATATGGTACTTGAACCCGCAGTTTAACTTAGACAATGAAGAAAAGATATGGGCAATACGTATTAAACCCAATACCTCATTGGGAGTTAAAGACATGGGTTACGTAATGCCCAAGTTAGAATTTAATCCCGATATACCTGATATTGACTTCCATATGGACTTGAATGTACCTTACCAAGACTTAACATATGAACATATATGGTACTTGAACCCGCAATTTAACTTAGATAGTACAGAAAAAAGTACAGAAAAAATATGGGCAATACGTATTAAACCCAATACCTCATTGGGAGTTAAAGACATGGGCTACGTAATGCCCAAGTTAGAATTTAATCCTGACATACCTGAAGTAGATTTCCATATGGACTTGAATCTTCCTTACCAAGACTTAACATATGATCATATATGGTACTTGAACCCGCAATTTAACTTAGATAGTACAGAAAAAATATGGGCAATACGTATTAAACCCAATAACTCACTGGGCGTTAAAGACATGGGTTATATATCACCTGTGTTAGAATTTAATCCTGAGGTACCCAATGTTAAATTTGATATTAATTTTAGATTGCCATATCAAGATCTCCTTTATGAACATGTCTGGTATTTAGATTCACGGCTAACGTGGTCTGTGGATAAAATATGGGTTGCCAGAATTAAGCCTAAGAATGTTCTTGGCGTCAAGGACATGGGCGACGTAATGCCACTGATAGAATATAATCCGGATATACCTGATATTGATTTTGTAGTTAATAATATTCCAGTGTATTATGACAGTGACTATCAATATGACTTAGTTTGGTACCTAGAAGATAAGTTTGTCTTAGATGCAGACAAAGAGAAAATTTGGGCTATGCGTATTAGATCAAACGCACCTGTGGGAACAAAGGACATGGGCGTTATAAGTCCTAGGTTTGAATACAATAGTGATATACCACTAGTGGATTTTGATGTTGAAATTAAGATTCCTTATCAAGATTTTTGTTATGATCACACTTGGTATTTGGATCCATTGTTTACCAAAGGTCTAGACAAAGATATCTGGGTCTTAAAAATGGCATCAAGGTCTTTTAACGGCACTAAAAATATGGGTTATATTATGCCTAAGTTTAATTATAATCCAGACATACCAAAAATAGATTTTAGATTTATTTCTATGCCAGATCTGGCATACTTAGATTTCGTTTATGAATTAAATTGGTATTTGCCAGAGGAATACAGTGATGATTCAGGTAAAACGTGGGCAATGAAATTAAGCCCCGTAAGTGACCGAGCATTGATACGACAAACACAGTATAAAGACATGGGGTTTGTTGAACCAGTATTTGATACAGAATTCAATCCTGAATTACCAGCTTTGCATTATGATATATCAAATAAGAAGATTCCTTATTTTGATTTTGCCTATGACTTAGTTTGGTATGTCGATCCAAAGTATGCCAATGGCAAAGAAGATATATGGGCCTTTAAGATCAAAGCACATAGTTCAATTGGTGACAAGCATATGAGTTTCATTAAACCAATGATCGATACTGATGTAGTTTTTATAAGCTATAATGAAGCTAATGCAGAAGAAAACTGGCAAAGGGTTCGTGAAAAGTTTCCAAAAGCAAAACGTGTGGACAAAGTTAAAGGTATCTTTGAAGCGCATAAACGTGCCGCTGAAATCGTAGACACTGAAATGTTTTATGTTGTTGATGGTGATGCAGAAATCATTGATGCATGGAATTTTAATTTTATTCCCAGTGTGTTTGATTTAGATGTAGTACACTTATGGACTAGTAGAAATCCCATTAATGATTTAGAATATGGATATGGTGGTGTTAAGCTATTCCCAAGAAAACTATTACTAGAGGCAACTACATGGCGTGTGGACTTAACAACTGGGCTTGGTAAATTGAAGTTGATCAATGAAGTAAGTAACATTACAGCATTTAACACTGATCCATTTAATACTTGGCGCAGTGCGTTTAGGGAATGTGCAAAATTATCTGCCAGCACAGATCATGATGCTGAAACTAGATTAAATATTTGGTGTACAATGGGCAGGGATAAACCCTATGGAGAGTATGCACTTAGTGGCGCGGCCCAGGGTAAGTTATACGGGTCTGAAAACAAAGATGATGTTGAAAAATTAAAATTAATTAATAATTACGAATGGATGAAAAATGAGTTTACTAAATTCTATCAATAATGGTTTGGTAGTGTCAAGGTCTAGCCAAACAGGCTCATCACTGGTGAGAAATAATACGATTAAATTGTCATTTAAAGATATTCCTGCGGTATTTCTTAGTTATGACGAACCTAATGCTAATGTTAACTTTGATAAGTTAAAAAATGGGCATCCTAATCCAGAAATGATACGTCGTGTTCATGGCGTTAAGGGACTAGATGCTGCACATAAAGCCTGTGCTGCACATGCCGTCAATGATAGATTCTTTACCATTGATGGCGATTGTGCAGTAGATCCTGAAATATGGAAAGAGGAAATGGTTTTAGATGCCAAAGACGTACAATGTACATTTAGCTGGAGCAGTCGTAATATTATCAATGGGCTAGTTTATGGAAACGGTGGTATTAAGTTATGGTATGCTCCCTATGTGTTAAACATGCGAACACACGAAGCGGCAGATCCCGATGATAATGACAATAATGTAGATTTTTGCTGGGACGAAAAAAATTATAAACAAATGAACTATACATATGGCACCGTGATGAATAATGCAACTGCATTTCAGGCATTTCGTGCTGGATTTCGAGAAGGCGTTAAGATGGGTTTAGATCAAGGACATAAAGTTGATGTAGACAAATTTAAAAACAAGATGTATCCAGGAAACTATGCACGATGGCTTATTTGGATGACGGTGGGCCGTGATGTTACAAACGGATTTTGGGCAATGTATGGGGCTAGACTGGGGGCACACAAATTATATATTGAAAATTTTGACCATAGCCTGATTAGCGACTATGATTGGTTTAAGGATTATTGGAATAGTTTGTATAATAATGTAACTAATCATGAAGGCCACGCCAATGAAATTCTAATAGAATTAAAACAGAATTTGTCATTACCATTGGTGGAATTGACAGCAGATCAAAGTTTATGGTTTAAGCATGTCAATATCAGTCCTCCTAAAAACTTTGGATGGCCCTCAATGTTAAATCATAGTGCCTTACCTTTGTTTGGATTCACTTTACCAAAATGGAATTAATATGACACCAGTATACTTTTTATATAACGACGAAGCAAATTCAGAAGCTAATTGGTTTCAATGTCAAAAGCAGTCTGACAGTAGTGTAGCATTTAAAGCAGTGGGCACTATTTTTGAAAGCCATAAAGCAATAGCAGAACATTGTCAACAAGACAGATTTTATGTTGTAGACGGTGATAACTATGTGTTAGATAATTTTCGATTTGACAAAGTGATTGACCTTAAGCCACGCAGTGTGGCAGTATTCCGCAGCAAGAATCCCGTTAATGGCCTAGTTTATGGACATGGTGGAATTAAATTATTTTCTAAAGATTGCTTCAGTGTTGAAAGATTAGATCGTGCAGACATGACTACCACACTGGCTGATGCTTACATTAAGGTAAACATACTGGCCAGTGAACATAGATTTAACTATTCACCATACAGTACTTGGCGAACAGCGTTTAGGGAAGCAGCAAAACTAAGTTCAGGTATTATTAAAAATAACAACGACGATGAAAGCCTAGCCAGGCTGCAAATGTGGCTCAATGCCGGCAATGAATCACAGTATGGATATTTTAGCACACAAGGTGCTAGAATGGGTGAACGCTATGCTAGACGTGACGGTGTTGACCTTACAGTGATTAATAATTTTGCCTGGCTAGAACAACAATTCAGAGACTGGTGCGGTGTATAGATATACTGAGTTAGAAGTTGTGCATTTAGAAATGACAGAAGCATGTAATGCCAGCTGTCCCATGTGCGCTCGTAACTTAAATGGCGGCGAAGTTAATCCTTACTTGCACAATAGAGAACTTACTATACAAGATATTGAACGTATATTTCCTGTAAGTTTCGTTGAGCAACTCAAACGGATCTATATGTGTGGCAATTACGGTGACCCCGCAGTGGCAAAAGATACTCTAGAAGCGTTTAAATATTTTAGACAGCATAACGCTAACATTAATCTCAGTATGCATACCAATGGCAGTATGAAAAAGCCTGACTGGTGGGCAGAACTTGCTAGAACCATTGGGCGCAAAGGTTATGTAATATTTGGCTTAGATGGATTAGAGGATACCAATCACTTATACAGGCAAGGCACAGTGTGGCCTAATATTATGCGTAATGTTGAAGCCTTTATATCAGCAGGTGGTAGAGCACGTTGGGACTTTATAGTATTTGCACACAATGAGCATCAAGTTGAACAGGCGGAACAACTTAGTAAGGACATGGGCTTTGAAAAATTCCAGTACAAAAAGTCTGCACGTTTCTTCAGCAATACTAGAGCACAGACTAAAGATGCACACCAAGCACAAAATCGCAAAGGCACGACTACATTATTACAAGCACCCACCAACCCAAAATACCGTAAT